CCCTCCTCACGCGCCTCATCCCCGCCTCGGTGGCCGCCGCCTACGCCCAGGGCGGCCTGACCGCCGCACTCTGGGCCGGTGCCGCCGCCTCGTGGGCGTTCCTTGCCCCCTGGCTCCCGATCATCGGCGCGGTCGGGCTCGCCGTCGGTGCCGTCCTCCTCCTGCAGGATGTCCTCGTCAAGGGCTGGGACAACTCCTACCTCGGTCAGTTCGTCGGCTGGCTCCTCGAGAAGCTCCCCTTCCTCCAGCCCGTCGTCGACGCCGTCGCCGGCGGGTTCCAGTGGTTCCGGGACGCCGTCGTCGGTGTCGCCTCCAGAGTCGGCGCTTTCATCGACCGGCTCGGCCCGCTCAAGTACCTCATCCTCGCTCCGGTCATGCCGCTCCTCCTCCTCAAGGACCTCCTCACCGGGACCGGCGACACCGCCGGGACGTTCCTGAAGGACCTCGCNGCCATCCCCGGCGCCTTGCAGGNCTTCATNNCCGACCCGATAGGCACGATCACCGGTCTGGTCGATACATTCATCGTCGGCATCACCACCCTGCCTCAGAAGGCCGCCAGCGCCCTCCAGGGTGCGACCACCCTCCCTGTCATCGGTCCGGTCATCGGTATGCTCCTCGACGGTGCCCGGGCAGTCTCCGGGTTCATCGACCGGCTCGGCCCCCTGAAGACCGTCCTCCTCGCCCCCATTGCCCCGCTCGTCTACCTCGCGCAGCACGTCGACACCGTCGTCGGTGGGTTCCGGTGGTTCCGGGACGCCGTCGTCGGTGCTGCCTCCGGAGTCAGTGCCTTCCTCGACCGGTTCGGCCCGCTCAAGTACCTCATCCTTGCCCCCGTCGGCGCCCTCACCTACCTCGCCAAATTCTTCGACGCCGTCACCGCCACGGTCCGCGGCTTCATTGACTGGATCGCCGCCATCCCCCGCACCCTCAGATCCGCAGTGGCCGCCATCACCGACAACCCGATCTTCAAGATCCTCTCCGGCGCCGCATCCTTCGCCACCAACGCCTTCGGCACCGCGCTCGAGATCATCACCCCGAGGGTCAAGCCCGAGGTCGTCGAGCCCGACATGGACCCCGAGTATTACACCAAAGGCAGCATCGCCTTCAAGGTCCGCACCCCCGAGGTCCGGCCGGATATCCTCCCGCCAGACCCCTCCGCCCTCGACCGACTCAGCTCGCTCCTGACCGGTGCCGCATCCTTCGCCGCCAACACCTTCGGCACCGCACTCGAGATCATCACTCCGAGAGTCAAGCCCGAGGTCATCGCGCCCGATATGGACCCTGAGTACTACACCAAAGGTAGCATCGCCTTCAAGGTCCGCACCCCTGAGGTCCGGCCGGATATCCTCCCGCCAGACCCCTCCGCCCTCGACCGACTCAGCTCGCTCCTCTCTGGCGCCCTCACCGCCCCCATCACGCCCATCCTCCCGCCCCTCACAGTCCCCAGGATCCTGGACCTCGTGGCCCCCCGACTCCCCGACATCACGCCCCCGGAGATCCCCTCCTTCGAGGCACCCCCTGCCCCTGGCCAGCCCTCCCAGACCGGCGGCAACGGCCCCATCAGCATCACCATCCATAACACCGTCGAAGTCAACGGTGTCGCCGACGGCAACCTCGAAAAACAGATCCGGGACGCCCTCTCCCGCTCCACCGCCGACCAGGTCAAGCTCGTCGAGCGCCGGCTCGTCGACCAACTCCGGGCGTTCGGGATCTGACCTCCCTTTTTATCTCGCCGCCCCGACCCCTTACTCATGCCCGACCAGTCCGTCCTCATCGGCGGTCACGAGTTCAAGGCAATCCAGGTCATCAACCTCACCAAAGACGCCGACATCCCCGAGCACCGCGTCGAGGACCAGTTCAACGTCGCGGACCACATCACCCTCAACCCCGTCGAACTCAAGTTCGAGCTGCAGCTCAGCGTCCCCGACGGCGAGGTCGAGACCCTTGACGCCCTCTACACCGCCCGCCAGCTCGTCGACGTCACCTCCCGCCTGGGTCACTTCACCGACATGGCCGTCAAACAACCAACATACAGGGACAGCGATAGCGACAACATCGTCTACGCCACCCTCACGCTCAAACAGGTCCGGAAAGCCACTGCCAAAACCGTCCGGGTCGCCCTCCCGGTCCCTGTCGACACCGGCGCGGAACCCCCCAAACCCGGTAGTTGGTACACCCCGCCCGAGAAGCCCGTCGCCAGCGAGCCTACTAAAAAGGAGGGCAGTTGGCTTGACGGCATCATCAACTGGGTCGGCGGTCTCTTCGGAGGAGGGAAATAATGGTCCGCGTCCTCCCGTTCGATAAGGTCCTCGGCTACCCCCAGCGGCAGCGGGTACTCATCAACCAGGTGCAGTACGACCTCATCTACCGCTGGAACCACACCGGCGGGTTCTGCGTCCTGACCGTCCTCCGGAGCACCGACGAGCGTGTCATCTGGCGGGGCAAGCTCGTCCGGCTCCAGGGCTACGAGGTCCGCGACCCGGACACCCGGGCGCTCCTCTGGACCTTCATGCCCTACCAGGTCGATTCCACGACGGCGGAGGTGTGGGTCTTCTATGACTGAACTCTGGGACCGCTACTACGCCGTCCAGACCGGCGACCTCCAGATCAGCATCGACGAACTCGATATCGAATTCACCGTCGAGGGTAGCAACAGCACCGAGGCAGACCGGGCCGAGATCGGGATCTGGAACCTCTCTGACGCCACCAAGGCCCGCATCAAAAAAGGCGAGACCGCCCAGCTCACCGCCGGCTACCGGGCAGACTACGGCGTCATCTTCTTCGGCACCATCGACCGCGTCTACGACTCCCGGCAGGGCGCTGACGTCAAGACCGTCGTCACCCTCCAGGACGGCGTCCGGAACCTCTTCTTTGGGTCCCGTGTCGTCCGGCAGTATCCCGCCGGCGCCGCACTCGTCACCGTCATCAGGGACCAGTTCGCCGCCGCCGGGATCCCCGTCGGCACCGTCGACGACCCCGGGATAACGCTCTCAAAGCCCTACACCTTCGCCGGCACCCCGCAGGAGAACCTGGACGACTGCCTGGACATCGTCAACGGAGACGAGGTCCTCGGGACCGCAGCGGCCGGCGGGGAGAACCTCACCGGCCTCATCAAGCGGCAGATTGCTACCCAGGGCTGGACCTACTTCGTCAGTGCCGGCGCCGGCTACTTCGTCCGGCAGGCCCACAGCGAGACCGATGCAGTCTATCTCTCCTCCGAGACCGGGCTCCTCGAGGTCGTCCCGCAGGATGACGACCAGGAAGGCGAGGCGTACACTGTGAAGTGCATCCTCAACTGGAAGATCAAGGCTGACTCCCTCGTCCGGCTCGATTCTCGCGTCGTCCAGGGCGACTTCAAGGTCAAGACCTTCACGCACCGGCTCGCCGGCGACGACTACAGCACCGAGTGCGAGGTGGTCCCCGTATGAACCTCGGTCAGGCCATCCTCGCCGCCGCCACCCGGGCCGTCGACAAGATCAATACCTGCCGGGTCGGCATCCTCACCCAGGTCGACCTGCCCCGGCTGCGGTGCAACGTCCTCCTCAAAGGACTCCTGCAGGGCCAGCGGGTCGAGCTCTTCGAGGTCCCCATCGCCGTCCAGGCCTACCACGGCTCGGCCCTCATCGTCGCTCCAAAGGTGGGCGATATTGTCCTCGTCGCGTTCACTAAGCAGGACCTCGAGCAGCAGCTCCTAAACCGCGACGTCGTCCCGGTCAATGAGCGCCACCAGTTCAGCATCAACAACGCCGTCGTCATCGCCGGCCTCTACACCCTCGCCGACACCCCGCCCGCCGTCGGCGAAGACGAGGTCCTCCTCCATCATGTCTCGGGCACTGAGTACCGGATCCGGCAGACCGGCGATATCGAGATCACCCACCATTCAGGAGCCGGCATCACGATCTCGGGGGACGGCGCCATCAGCATCACCGCAAAATCCGTAGACTTCAAGGAGCTCTGACCATGCCGCTCATCGCCGTCGACGGAGACGCCGAACCCTACTCCGACGCCCACGTCCCCCCGACCGGCGGCGGGAACAAGACCATCCCCGGCACCCTGCAGACCTTCGTCCGGATCGCCGGCAAGCCCGTCATCCTGCAGGGCCAGGTGTTCCCGACCGGCTGTCCGATCTGCGGCGCCACCTGCTCCGCCGGCACCACCGGGGCAAGCCGGCTCGTCCGGATCAACGGCGTCCCGGTCTGCCGGGCAGGCGATGTCGGGGAGGACGGCGACCACGACGGTCAGGGCATCGTCGTCACCGGGCAGGCCTTCGTCACCGACCACTCCTGACCTCCCTTTTTTATCTCGCATCACCGACCCCCTATCATGTCATACGGCAGGACGCTGCAGCTCACCCCCGACGGAGACCTGCTCAAAAGCTCGCTCAACCGGTTCGAGGAGATCACCGGCACCGCCAAGGTCGCCCAGGACCTGACGGTCATCCTCCGGACCGTCAAGGGGTCATACCCCTTCAATACCGCGTTCGGCGTGGACTGGGTGGCCATCGCCCATAGCGGATATAACCGGACCCTCATTAACGCCGAGATCCGGACCGCCCTCCTCTCCCACCCGGCGGTCAAGACCGTCGACTCCCTGGAGATCAGCCGGGACACCTCAGCCCGGCACGCGACGATCACGGCCACCGTCACCCTCTACGACGGCGACACAATCACCCTGGAGGCCGATGTATGACCGACTACGGCGTCACCCCCACGGGATTCGTACGAAAACCGTTCACCGCTATCCTGGCCGATTACGAGGCCCGGGCCCGGGCAGCCCTCGGCGANGATATCGACCTCCAGCCGCACTCCCCGTTTTATCAGTTGCTCGAGTCCGTCGCNTACGANAACGCCCTCATCTGGGACCTCCTCGAGGACCTCTACTACAGCGGGTACATCGACTTCGCCACCGGGGACAGCCTGGACCATCTCGTCGCACTGCTGGGAGTCCGCCGCAAGGCCGCCACCCGGGCAGAAGGCACCGTCCTCTTCTCGCGTTCGGCAGCCGGGCCGATCGTCACCATCCCGGCCGGCACCCGAGTGGCCACCCAGGACCTGGCCCTCGTCTACCAGACCACGCAGACTGCCGACCTGACCGACCTCTCCGTCTCGGTCCCGGTGATCGCCGTCGACCCGGGCGCCGCCGGCAACGTCGCGCCGGGCACGATCACCCGGCTCGTCGACCCTATTTCCGGTATCACATCCGTCACCAACGTGGACGCCACCTCCGGCGGGGCGGACACAGAGACCGACCCCGAGCTCCACCTCCGCGTAATCACCTACTCACCCTCCGCGAAAGGAACACGGTACAGCATCGTGGCCGCGCTCACCGCCCTGGACGGAGTCCAGGACGTTGCCATCGACGAGAACTTCGCCGCCGGCACGATCACCCTCACCGTCGCCGGCGGCGCCGACGACGAGATCGCCGCCACCATCGAGGATACCCGGCCGGCGGGG